TCACAGACCGTGACCCACCCATTACTTTAAGTTGAAGGGTAGGAAATTCCATACCCTCTTGAGCTAATGTGATTGCTCTTTTTTTGAACCTCATTGCCCAATTGGTAACGATCTTCTGGATCGTCCACAGTTGCTCGACTACTTGAGGATCCTCAACTGAATCCAGATCCACGTCAGGTAGTGAGGGGTTCAGTTTCTTTGCTACCTCAACCACGATACCACCCAACGCAGGACATACATCCTCATGACGACAGAACCTACAATCAACGGTAGGGGTTAGGTCTTCAAGATTCGGGGTGCCGGAATCATTCCACTTAGGTCTGACCTTCTCGGCTTTGAGGATGACAGCAGATAGTTCCTTAACAAGATCATCCATGTCTTCTCGATAGAAAGTATCCTGCAAAATCTCATTCCGCTGTGGGACGAAGAATACAAACGAGACCGACAGAACCTCTGGGTATTTCTGGAACACCCCGAGGGTATAGGCTTTCGCCTGATAGTTTTCAGACGGCCTGTCGATCTTCGAGATGCCAGTCTTGTAGTCGATCAAGATCGCATCGCAGTGATCAAAGATCACCAAGTAATCGCAGGTGCCCCACGTTTTGGTTCCATCTAATTCAACATCTAAAGCAATCTCTGATTGTTCCTCAGTTAATCGACGGTTCTGTTTGTAGTTAGCGAGGTATGCCTCTTGATCGGAAACGATCTCTTGGTAGATACTTACCTCCTCTTCGGATTGTAAGTTGGACGGATCGAGGACTTCAATCGCTTCATGGATGCGAGTGCCCATTTCGGCAGCCGCACTTGTTCCGTCTTTTCCGTGGTAGCCTGCACATCCGGCGAGATACTTCAATTGACTTGGGCTAAACTCAGCGTGCCCCCTACTGCTATGATCAGGTTGATTCATGGTGGGGAACATAGAAAGATCCCCAAACAGGTCAACACTTTTTTCAATCTTTTTTAGAATTTAAGATATACATAGCGATCAGGAATGCATCAACCATACCGTCATGTGGGTTTCGGCATCGTTTATTTTTCACCCAACATTCCTCCGGTGCAAGCTCTTGAGCCTTTAGTATGGCACGTTCTTTGGTCTTACCTTTAGGGACAAAACCGAGAATCGCTTTTTGCCACTTATGAACTGAGACACGACACATCTCGAAGTCGCTGGTCTCAGCCATACCGCAGAGCTTACCGAAACTAAGAGCCATAGATCTAACAGCCTGTGAACTACGGGCGTGCGCTAGAGGTTCTTCGACAGCTAACAAGAAGGGTGTGTTCAAGAACAATAACCACTGCTTGATCTTCGTGGTATCGATCTCACGTTTCTTGCTCATCCATTTGGTGGGCATGACAATCTTGTCGATGACAAGACCGTCTTCGGAGATAGCGCACAAACCGCCATCTAATCCATTATCAACTCCGACGATCAAAATAAATTGAGGGTTAGTATAAGTCCATTGCCTTCGGCAGGGACGTATACAAAAACATTTTTAGGCAAACCCTGCAAAAAGAAAACTTCCTTTCCGTTAGATGGGATGACCCTATAGTAAAGCCCATTCAATTGTTTTGTTTCAAAGTAGAAGTCATCCTTCTTAGGATCTTCTCTCCTAATAATGACAGAGGGATTCTTCTCTAAGATTCTGTCTGGAAATAATTTCATCCTTCTACAATTGATGTGTCCAAGAAACACGGTGATGACGGTCCAAGATCTGTAGCAATTATCTTTGTTATTGCAAAGTGTGCATCTTCTTCAGACAGACCATGCTGCTCCATAAGAATATTGATGGCACCAGATTGAGAGTAACATGCTGCTGGAGGTCCATTGGCATACTCGACTACACCTAACAACGCCTCTTCAAACTGATTGAAGAATACTACCTCTGCATAAGAGGTGTCATCGAAGTCTTTTGTAGAGACATCAATGTCGTATACATTGTATCTTTTAACGTATGGATCTTTCTTTGGGTTATAATCACCAGAGAAGTTTTCGAAGTTATTTATCATTGGTGTCTACGTCGATGATGGTTCCCTCTCCTCTATCCGCTTTCTTGTTGTTTAAGATAGAGATATCAATTTGCATTCGGCTACTGCCGCCTCCTGTCTTAGCATTCAGACCTAAGTTTCTACGGATTAGTTGGTCTAGTTCTGACAACTCTCTTACTGTCTTCGGACCTTTAAGATTCTTCATCGAATCCCGTAACAGTTTGATACCAGCAGCGGCAATGTAATGCTGGTATTTTTCCGCAGGAGAACTCTGACTCTCAGCAATCTCTAGCATAGACTCATCCTCTTCTATTCGGGCATCGTGTTTTGCACGGAGGATTGCCTCATCAGTCATGTTCTCTAGATTCTTTTCGATATCACGTCCGAGCTTGTCGTCACCTTCAACTGGCTCTTCAGTCTTTTCAGGTTGCACCAGACCCTGCTTTCGTGCAGGAATACCACGAGCTTTGAACCACCTCCGCACCGTAGCAGGGTGGACACCAAGCTCTTTAGCTATCGAAGCTGTCTTCCAATCCAACTTGTATAGCTCGACAGCTCGTTCCTGTATGTCTTGATCTGGGCTGAAACTCATCTTATTCTTATTAACAAATTATGGCTTTAAACGAGGAGCGGCGCAAGCAGTTACTGGAACCAAAGATAGATCCTAAAACTAAGAAGATGGATGTCGGCGGTTTCCAAATTCCACCTACTAGTATTCTAACTGCACTACTATATGGATTCGCGAACCATGAATCTCCATCTGCAAAAGAATATTATTTCTGGCGGTGCTGTGATGAGCTATGGAACCACGAGGATTTACCTGAGCCACTCATGGTTCGTCATCCGTGGGCCACGTATATGATTCGTGCTGCTATTGAAAATAGATATCTCGCTATTGGTGGGTCTGCTTCATCAGGTAAGTCACATACCATGGCTGCTTGGGGTATCATCAACTGGCTGAGTCAACCTGCTGACACACTGGTGCTGATGACATCCACCACTTTACGTGAAGCACGGAAAAGGATTTGGGGTTCAGTCATGTCTTTGTTGGCCGTGATTGATGGAGCACCAATCAAGATTCGGGATTCAATAGGCAACGCTGCGTATGTGAACGAGAAGGATGTTCTAATCGAACGCGCAGGATTGTCTTTGATCTCTGCTGAAAAGAGTAAGACCAAAGAAGCAGTTGGTAAATTTATTGGTATCAAGCAAAAGCGGGTGCTTCTTATTGGTGATGAGCTTTCAGAATTATCTGAAGCAATTTTGAACGCTGGTCTTACCAACTTGTCTAAGAACCCATACTTCCAGATGATCGGGATGAGTAACCCGAACAGCAGGTTCGATGCATTCGGAGTCTGGTCCACACCTACAGATGGGTGGGAGAGTGTAGACACTAACATCGATGATGAGTGGGAGACGAAGTGGAATGGAAAGTATATCCGCTTAGACGGCGAGCGAAGCCCAAACATTATAGCGGGTAAGACTATATACCCGTGGTTACCTACACAGGAAAAGCTTGATGAGGATAGGGCACTGCTCGGTATGGAGAGTAGAGGCTATATGCGAATGGTCCGCGCGGTCTTCTTCGATAGTGATGAAGCGACTGGTATCTATAGTGAGAGTGAGATTGCTTCCAGTGGATCTATGAAGAAAGTGGAATGGCAGGGTAACCCCGTTAATGTCTGTGGTGTTGACCCGGCATTCACCAATGGAGGTGACCGAACGATTATGTATACAGCCAAATGTGGATATGATCACACCGGCCAGTATGTGATTGAGTTCGGAGAAGCGATTCACCTGAATGATGATGCGACTAATAAGGCAGTGCCACGAACATATCAGATCGTGCAGCAAATAAAAGATCAGTGCATCAAACGTAAGATCTTACCGGAGAATGTGAGTGTCGATGCCACTGGAGCAGGTGCTCCGTTTTGTGATGTGCTAGCCGGTGAGTGGTCTCACAAGTTTATGCGAATATCTTTCGGTGGTAAGCCAAGTGATAAGCGTGTGAGTGCGAACAGCAATAAGATAGGCACCGAGTTATATGTGAATAGAGTATCGGAGCTATGGTTTGTTGGAAAAGAATTGATGAGAACCAAGCAGATCTTTGGGGTCACATCAGATCTTGCTCAAGAAATAACTGCGCGGAACTATGACATGGTGAAGAGCGGTAGTCTCCGCATGAAGATAGAGTCGAAGCCCGAGTTTAAATCCAGATTCGGTCGTAGTCCTGACCTCGCTGACGCAGCCTTTCTAGCTCTCGATTGTGCTCGACAACGATTGGGTTTAGTGGCGGTAGATCCACCAGAGAATGGGGAGTTAGGTCGTCCTCCGAGAAGAACTACAATCAAGTCTCTATCACAAGCATTACAGAACTCCGAGACCAGTCTCATAGATTGACATCTACAAGCTTAAAAGTTAAACTTTTCTTATGGCTTCTGGTGCGTCTAAGTATAGTCCCGGCTTTCAAAAATTTTTGGATGACGGAAAGCAAAGAGTATTAAGTTCGGATAGCGGCATGGACTTTGGCAACTACCCCGGCAAAGAACCAATTATGATGGATAATCTAGACTTCTATCTAGATAAAAATCCAGACGGGACAAAGAAAGTCTACGAGAATGTGCCTCAACCCAATAAAGGTTTTACCGCTGATGAGATGACAGCTCTCAAACTACAGGTTGATGAATTTAGAAAGCAGCAAAATGCTGAGAGATTCCCGGAGCCAGACCCCAATAAAAATGTAAGTAACCAAGAAGCGGGTCTGCGTTACTCACAACAACCAGAAGGGTTTTACGAACCGCCGAGGGGAGGGATGAAAGCTGGCCTCAGTGATAAAGAGTTGTTCGGTATTATGCGTGGTGCTCCTGTCGTTGAAAGGATCGTCAACCCCGCTGAGAGGAGAAGAGATGAGCAGATTGAAGCCCGTCGATTAGCTAAGGAAGAAGCTGCTAAAGCTGCGGCTGCTAATCCTACTGCTGCTACTCCTGCTGCTACTCCTGCTGCTACTCCTGCTGCTACTCCTGCCACTCCTGCCACTCCTGCCACTCCTGCCGCTCCCACTTCAAAAGATGTGGCATCAACTGGACAGAGAGGGGTAGTAGATATTACAGCAAGACAAAGAGAGGCTATGCAGAAGCCATTGCCTGATGTCCAGAAGTCTACTAGACCATTTGGTAAGGGCCAATCTACCCCATTGTATTCTCCAAACTCTTGGAAGAAGGATGTTAGAGAGGCTAAAAGAATGGGGCTTATGGGTGCAGCCAACCAACTGTTTGTTCAGGGTGCTACATCAGCCGATGCCAAAGCACCGGGTATTGCTAATGATGCAATGAAAAATGAGATTGCTCAACAAGAAGCTGAGACTGCCGCGCTCAATGCAATGGCGAGAAGTAAGATTATGCAGGCATATCAATCTAACCCAAATCAATTTCAAACAAATATTCCAGACTTAAAGGATCGGGGTAGAAGAACTGTTTAAATAATAACAAGACTATAGATATGGCTGAACCTTTTAGCTCACAAGATATTTTAAGTTTGCGGAACGACACAGGTATGGTCCCGCAAGCTCCCACGCTTAACTCAAGACAGCGTGCTTATGTCGATGCGAAAGCACAGGAGACTTTGTATCCTGCAATGGATATGTATATGAAGGCTTCTAAGTTTGCTTCGGATCAACGGGCATCCGAGCTAGCTTACCAAGCAGCCATGTTAAGTTTTGATCAAAAGAAAGAAGACATCTACAAAAGCCAAGAGGCAGATGCTGCATTGGAAAGTAGGCTTGGAGAGTTGAATTCTATCTTCAATGATAAGAAGACTTCCGCTACGGACAAACAGCAACAACTGAACTCATTCGCTTTAAATAATTACAAGTCTCTAAATGATAGTTCGTATGGTGGAATCCTTTTAGGAACTATGGGTAACTTCCTCACTGGCCAGATGAAGTTGAGAGATGAAGAAAAGAAATTACAAGACTCATCATTGAATTTCAAGAAGGGCTTGCTCACTCAGACAGCTAATCTTGCTACACGTCCAGAAGATGTTGAAAAACTTAATGATCTCACAACGAGACTAGATAAGGGAGAGAGTGTGCCTGACGGTGAAATCTTCAATGCTCTTGCCTCAACAACTACGAGCCGTCGTATGTATGAAAGAGATCTTAACGAGCGTAAGATGAGGGCTGAAGCTTTACAGCTTCAAGATCGTAAAGTCACAAAAGAAGTGGAGAACTATAACACTGAACTTGCTGATCTAGCTGAGAGAGTAAGAGGATTCCGTGACGTTACATCACCTGAGTATCAAGCTATCGATAGGGATATCCTTAATTTAGATCTTGATGATGATGAGACGGAAGAAAGGAG